GTAATTGTTAAATCCATACCAGCATCACCGGGTTTAGAGTATGATGGTATTACCGCATTTTCATGTAATTTTTTAACTTTTATTGTCAGTGATTGAAATGTGAGTTGTGCACCGTATTGTTTAGGGATTGATGTTGGTTGTGGTTTAGAAATATCTGTTGATATTTTTTTAATAACATCGTCTAATTTATTTAAAAAATCAGTATCAATTTTTTCACCTTCCGATAGTATTTCTTCGTAATTTTTTAATTGATTAATATAATTTTCTATTTGATTTTTATCCATATTACTTTTTAATTTTACACCGGCCGAACATAGTAATTCGACCGGCGCTTTAAAATTTATTGATTGTAATAAGTTGGGTAATTCATTTCATCAATCACACAATCAATTTTTAATTTCTTAACATCAATGATATGGCTTGACCTCATATCCTCTGATAAAAATTTAGTAGCGGTGATGTTCGCCTCTACGTTTGAGTGTGCGTATACCACAATGTTTGATTTTGTGATACGTGGATTACCTTCTCGGTCTAATTGTTCGGATTCATATCCTACTGTTACTGTGTAATACATAATTGTAAATTTATTTGTTAATAATTGATTTAAAAAATTCTACTCTATCTTGACAAGTTTTTCTTAATGAATATTTGTCTTTTACTGTTTCATATAATCTCTCACCCATATCTTTAATCATATTTGGGTTTTCAACTAAACGTTTCATGTGTTTTGCCCAATCTTTGTGGTTTCTTTTTGGGTTAACTAATAATGCATTACCGTTATCATTAAATTTACCTTCGTTAACCGCACTAATTAAATCTAAAGTATATGGGTTAGTTTCACTTGCAATAATAGCTTTTTTATGAAAACCCGCCTCAATAATTTTTAATTGGGACTTATTCCCATTAAATGTTGATTCAACAAGTGGAGCTAAAGATATATCGAAATTATTGTAATTATTTGCGTATCTACTTACTTCTTGTGTCCAAACTCTTCGATATGGTTTATCTATATCGTTATATGGTATTTCTACAAAGGTATTAAGAAAATTCTTATATTCAACATCGACGGATAAATAATTTTTAGTAAACATTTTCTCGTACTTGTACCATACAGTTTCTGATGGCTGAATTGGTCTTTGTTTTCTTTCTCCTGTTTTAGGATTAATTTCAGTTACAGAACCTCTTAAATCAAAACCGCAAAGTACAAATTGTACCTTATCACCATAATTGTCATGAGTAGTTGAAATTGCGTCTGATATTAATTCAATATCGTGTAAATGTGATGAACCACCTAACCATCCAAATCTTACTTTATCGGATTCGGTAGGTTTCGGTTTAAATTGTTGCTCCTCGTCATTTACTGAATTTGGAAAAATCAACACATTTTTTGAGTTAATTTTATTCTCTATTGTCTTAGCAAAGATTGGTGTGGTTGTTGAAACATAATCAACCAATTTTAACATTTCAAGTTTTCTTTCAGGTATTTTTGACATTATGATTTGTTGATACATTGGATGTCTTTGGTCCACCGACCAAAAATCATCAATATCCATAATAACTTTTATTCCCTCCTTTTTTAACCAATTTATTCTCTCAATATTGTCTTCGTGAGTTGTTTGGTGAATAAAACTATGAAATATCACTATATCATATCCAATAAATGATTCGTTTTTATTTTCCACATCAAAAGAAATATCAACGTGAATATCATTTGAATGGTTATCCCCTATAAATGTATATGGGTCGAGAATTCTGAATTTACCAACACCGTATTTATCAGAAGGTATTGCTAATATTTTAATTTTAGACATATGTTTATTGTTCTAATGAATAATAAACAAAAAAATTGATAAAACAAATTACTTTGATTTATTTACTCCAGTAATTTTACCTTTAAAAATTGAATCTCCAACTTTTAATACTAAATTTTCATTAATTGATGATGTCGTCTGTGCCGTTAATATTTGATTTAATTTTTCATCCATAACTTTACGAATAGTATTTTCTATTAAAACCGAAATTGCGTTCATATCAATATTACCACCAACATTTTGTACCGGTTTAGATTGTTGGTTTGATTTTGATGGGTTATTAGCACGATTTTCTTGTTCGATTAATCTTTTTGCTCCTTTAACGAAATCCATATCAAGTGTTTCACCAAGAGAGATTTGTGAAATTGGGTTTTCCATCATTGCTTTTTTAATTGCGTCAGGCAATTTAGAATTTTGAATTTTAGATACATCAAAATCGGGGGTACTATAATTGTTTTGTTGTGATTGTGGTTGTTGAAATGATTGTTGAGCGTATTCACCACTATTATCATATCCATCCGATAACATAGATTCATTAACGTTACCTCTTGAGAAATCCCCACCCTGTACTTTTTGCATTACTTTACTTGCTTTGGCCAATTTAGCCATTAAATCATTTGCTGAAATCGGTCCTGCATTTAATCCGTTATTTGGTTGTGACATATCTATATTTTTTTATTATTATAATTAATTTAACAATAACATTAAACCTTTTATTCGTTTAATATTTTCCATAAGATTCTCATCTTCATCCTCTTCAGGATTTTCAGATGGTTTTTCTTCAGGTTTTGGTTGTGGTAACTCTTCAGGTTCGGGTTTTTCTACCTGTGGTGTTGGTTCCGCCTGTGGTTTTTCAACTGGTTTTGGTTGTGGTAGTTCTGTTTTTTCAGGTTCTATCTTAGTTGTCTGCGGTTGTGGTGTTGGTTTCATTTGAGGTGATGGTTCTGGTTTTTTAATCGGTTTAGGATTACTCTTAACACCCCAATCTGTTTTTGCATATGTAACTGAAAATGACCTATCATCACCTTCTTTATAACCAGGTCTTTTTGTGTCATATACCTCGTCAGTATTAATTTGAATATTACTCATACGAGTAACTAAAAATGTTCTCCAACCATGTTTTTGAAATCCTTTCTTTGAAACAGATGGTGGTTGTACATAAGCCCTAATTGCCATGTAACCTTTTTTTGTTAATCCTAACGCAACAACTTCCGCTTTATATCTTGTTCCTCTTTTTACACTATCTTTTTTAGGTTTGATTGGTCCCGAATAATAAAATGTAACAGTATTTCTTTTCTTTATCGCATTAATAAGTGGTTGGGTTTTTGATGTACCCCTGTAAGTTTGTTCATTTATTAAATTGATAATTGTTTGTTTGAAAATCATATTACAAAATCGGGATAACCTTTTGTATCATTATATTTATTTTTAGCAACTACTTCAGTTCTTACATTAATGTCTGTTAACGAACCAACTTGACCATTTACATCTCCTTTACCTTTATCGTCACCGTTAGATAACGCATTTAAGTTAATAGATGAGTACTGATTTTCACTATTATATATGTTTTTAGCAACTACCTCGTTTCTTGAGTTAATATCGGTTAATGAACCAATTTTTTTATTATTTTCACCTTTACCTTTATTATCGCCAGTGGATAAAGCATTTGGATTGTTTGAATCGTAGATGAATTTTTCGTTATAAGTGTTTTTAGATAAATTGGAAATTCTATTTTGAATATCTATGGAAGAACCAACCTGTCCATCAACATTACCCTTACCTTTATCATCTCCCGTAGATAATGCATTTGGATTATTACTATCGTAAATATTATTTTCGTTGTAAGTATTTTTAGCCAAATTACCAATACGATTTTGAATATCGATAGAGGAACCTATTTTACCATCATTCTCACCTTTACCTTTTTCATCACCATCGGATAACGCATTAGGATTATTTGAATTGTAGATTTGATTTGAAGTATAATAATTTTTTGATACGACTTCTTTTCTGTATTGTTCTGCCAATATTTCTAATTGTGTTTTGTCTGCCATATTAGTAAATAATTAATTTTTTAATTTTTTCAATTTCTTCAAATAAACTGGTTGATATTATTGAGGAAACCGATGTTTTATCTGAATTACTTTTTAATGGATTTGTCGGTATTCTAAAATTGTCTTTCTTTTTATGTGAAGATAAGTGACTATTTCTTCTTTCTCCGGTTATACTACCTATATCATCCGCTCTTTTTCTTGAATCTTTAGTATTACTAACTAAATTTCTTTCACCTTGTAAAAATTGTTTAGACCAAGTGTTCATTAAATCACCACCCGCTAAATTATATTTTGTTATATCTTTTACTTTATCAATTGTTTGTAAATCGTGAATAATTCTTTTTAATTGTCCGTAAGTTACAGTTTTGTCTGATAAAAGTTTTTTAGCTCTCATTAATCCATCTGTATGTTTACCCATTAAACCACCAACCGTATGATTGATTTGATTTAAAACATTTTGTGGAATATTAAAAACTCTATCTTTTAATTCTTTATTCATCGTCTTTTAAACCTTTCATTATGTGGTCAGGTTTTAAACCATAAGTTTTCATACTATTTTTTAATGAGTTGATTTGTCTTTTTACTATTGGGTTGATTTCAACTTCTTCTATTTCTTCATCTTTTGAAACCAAATCATCATTGTTATTTTTTTTCTTTAAAAGTTCATCGATATATTCTTCAATGTATTTTTTAGGATTTTCAACCATTATAACCTGACCTTTAGGTAAATCTTCATTGTAACCTAAGTCCGCCATTTTATCAAGCGCCTTTTCTCTTGTTAATCCTAATTCTTTTGTAAAATACATATACGCTTCTTTATATGACTTATCCTTTAATATAGTCTCATCAGCACCTAATGTATCACCTAACGCAACTTCAAGTATTTCACCTTTAGTTATTTTTCTACTTTCCATCCAATACTTTCTATAATTTTGAACACCAGTTGTACCGTAATTACCCATCATATTTGCTCGAGTTTTTTGGTTATCATCTGAAGTTCTTTTTGATGTTGTTTGTTTTGAATTAAAGTTTGTTGGTAATTTACTTGTTTCAATGTTTCCATTAACGTCAATAATCTCATCAATATCTTCCTCCTCTACTTTATCGGGTATTTCATCGTAATTTGTTTTATCAGAAAATTCTTTTGCCCACTTTGACCATTTCTTACCTTTTTTACCACCTTCACCTGCTTGAGCATAAAAGAACCTTTGTTGTGCTTTTGATGCGAATTTCTCTTCAATAACTTGTTTTATAAAATTATTCATTAGATATATTTTTTATATAAATATCAAACCAAATGAAAGATATTTATTAAAATATGAATAGTCAGAATATTTTAAAGTTTTATGGGTCTAAATTAGATTTAAAATTAGATAGTTCGGAGTTATATGACTTTGAAATGGGTGGTGTTGAAAATGATTATGACATTGGTTTGTTGGATTTAACCACCGGTGGAACAATAACCTATGATTCTTTAGTTGTTGATTCAGATTGTTTGAGTTTGACACCAATAAGTAGTTTATCACCTTGGATAATCAATATTGGTCAACTATATACGGGATATACTTGTGATTTTACGGTAAGAAAAAGAACCGAGAGTGGTTGGACATTAGATTTTGTTTTTAGTGGTAATACAAGAGCAAATAACACATTTTATAGTTGGGGGACCCAATCCGGCGATGTTGATAATTATTTACGTTTTTATTTTGTAAGTGATGGTTCAATAGATTGGGAGGTAACAAGATATTCGGGATATTGTAACACCGTTTCGGGATATACTGAAACAACTTATGTTGATACAGGTAGTACTTCACCCTTAGCTACCGGTCAAACACAAAGTGATTTTAATGTTATAATAACATTTGAACGTTACAACAGGTATGAATTATGTGATTTGTCAAATGAGGGTGGGTGGAATGATTTAATAACGGGCGTAACTATTTTAAATCCAACGGATATAATGACGGGCGCAACTGAAGAGGTATCATTTATTGAAGTATTAAATGAAAAATGGTCGAATGAAAGAAATAAAAGACTTGGTGTTTTAAAAATTTATCTGAATGGTGGTTTAATTTATAAAAAAGAAAATTGGGAAGAAGTTATTCCATCAAAAAGAGATGTTGATGCTTCAACTTTTCAAAAGTTTTTTAGTAGTTTAAGTAACTTAACAATAAAAAAAATAAAATATTTTGAAGAACCTCTAAATTTCTTACAAATAAATCATAATTATTTAACATCCATTAAACCATATTATAACATAACAGATGTTACGAACCCATGTGGTGATGTTTTAATGGGGTTCACAGATATAGGTATTTTATCTGAAAATAATGAAAACATATTCACGGAAGACAATAATATATTAATCTATTAAACTATTTATCTAAATGGCAAATAAAAAAATATCAGAATTATCAAGTTCACTAGCACCACCATTAAGTGGGGTAACTGCAATTGTACATGGTGGCACAACATATAAATCTACATTATCCACATTAAGAGAGGTTTTGGTTGATAGTGGCTCTCATGTATTTACCGGAAGTCAAACCATCAATGGTAATTTAGTTGTTAGTGGTTCTTTAACCGCACAACAATATATATTAAGTTCATCAATTTCAAATATAATAACTGAAACAATAAGCGGTTCTTCAAACTTTGGTAATTCATTAGATGATAGACATGTATTTACTGGTAGTGTTCAAATAACAGGCTCATTAAACGTTACGGGTAGTGTAACATTTAATAATTCAATAACCACAAACGGATATAACATTTTAACAAGTGTTACATCAAGTTTTGTTAATGATGCAGCCGCCGCTGCTGGTGGGGTACCATTACAAGGATTATATAGAAGTGGTAGTTTTGTATTAATTAGATTAACATAATATTATAGAATATGGAATTTTTTATCAGACAGGGTGCAACTGACCCAATATTAAAAATGAGGCTAATTGATGATGGGAAAAATGATAAATCATCATTTAACGACATGCTTGAGAGTGGAACAACAATAACATTTGAGATGTTTGATGTTAATACAAACGAGTATTCAATATTAGATAGCACATGTTTAGTAACAACAAGAACAAAGAAATTTAACAACACAACAGACGAGTATTATATCACACATAGATTTACCACGGAACACACATCGGTAAAAGGAAGATTTGAGGGTATAGTTACAATCACATTTAGTGATGGTAATATATTAATTATGCCAATTAAAGAAAAACTATTCATCAACGTAATTTGATAAATTAGTATTTTGTATTTATATTTGTAACATCAAGACTAACTACGGAAGTACCGTAAGCTAATGTGTCACTTAAACAAATAAAGTATGAAAGAAGTAATCTCACAGGAGGTTATCGAGAGCTTCCTGAACGGGGGTGACGATGAGAAATACATCGTTGGTGTCGAGTACGACTACCCCACAAACATGATTTCAAAAATCATTCAAGACCCCGAAAAGGGTAAAATCGTTAAATCAGATTCATTTACTCCATTTTTGTGGGTTGGTGACTTGACCGAGTTTAATTTCTATGGTGGGTCCAAACAAAAACAAAAACAGATGATGGGTAAGTACGGTATCATTATTGATAAGTTGGATACTCACGGTGATGAACGACTTGAGGCTGGTATGAAATTCTTGGTTAAAAGTATCAAGACTTATACCGATTTAATTAGTTTCTTTAAAACAGGTGGTATTGACCCTTGGGGTGAAGAAACCAAAAAATGTTTCACCATTTTATCACCAGTAGAACAATATCTTGTTCAAACAAGAAAACGATTATTCAAGGGAATTGAAGACTATGCGGATGTATATCGATTTGTATTCGATATTGAGACCACAGGTTTAGACCCTGAAACTTGTAATATCATTTTGATTGGAGTTAAGGATAACCGTGGTCTACAAGAAACAATTCCTGCGTTTGGTGAAGATGGTGAAAAGAAATGTATTGAAAGATTCTTTAATTTAATTAGAGAACTTAAACCAACTATCGTTGCGGGTTATAACTCCGCTTTCTTTGACTTTCCGTTTATCCTTAAAAGAGCCGAAATATTGGGTGTAGATGTTCAAGGTTTAACTAAAATCTTGACGGGAACTGGTATGAAAGAGAAAAAAGGTATATTGAAACTTGCCAATGAAATGGAGGATTATGTTCAACACGTAATTTGGGGTTTTAATATTATTGATATCGCACACTCTGTTCGTAGAGCACAGGCAATCAACTCGGAGATTAAATCTTGGGGTTTAAAGTATATCACAACATATTTGGAAAAAGAAAAACCTAATCGGGTTTATGTTAAAGGTAATAAAATATCTGAAATATATCTTCAGAATGAGAGTTATTATGTAAACCCCAAAACGGGTGGATATAAACAAATCGGTGAACCCGGTACTCAGGACCTATTAACAAGATTCCCCGGCAAGTTTGAAATATGGACAGGTAGGAAGATTGTTGAGCAATATCTTGATGATGACCTTTATGAGACAATGATTGTCGATGACTCATTCTCTCAGTCAACATTCTTATTATCCAAACTTATACCAACAACGTATGAGAGGATTGCAACAATGGGTACCGCAACATTATGGAAAATAATTATGTTAGCGTGGTCATATGAGCATAACTTAGCAATACCAGCAAAGGACACAAAACGACCATTTACGGGTGGTTTGTCTCGTTTATTAAATGTGGGGTTCGCTAAAAACATTGTTAAGTTTGACTACTCATCTTTATATCCATCAATTCAGTTGGTATATGATGTATTCCCCGAGTGTGATGTTATGGGTGTACAGAAATCTATGTTAAAGTATTTCCGTAACATTCGTATTAAGTATAAACACCTTGCCGGTGAATTGAAAGATAGTGACCCCGTTGCTTCCGAAATGTATGACCGTAAGCAATTACCTATTAAGATTTTCATCAATGCTTACTTTGGTTCACTATCGGCACCACACGTATTCCCTTGGGGAGAAATGGATTCAGGTGAGACAATTACTTGTATTGGTCGTCAATGTCTTCGTATGATGATTATGTTCTACATGAGAAAAGGTTATAAACCACTCGTAATGGATACGGACGGTGTGAACTTTGAAACACCTGAAAGTGCTGCCGATGCTGTATATATTGGTAAGGGGTTAAACGAACTTGTTAAGGAAGGTAAAGAATATAGGGGAATTGAAGCACATACCGCAGAATTCAACGATATCTTTATGCGAAACGAAATGGGTCTCGATATTGACTATACCGCACCATCTTGTATTAATGTATCTCGTAAAAACTACATCATTAAATTAATAAAAAAAGGTAAAGAGAAAATCAAACTTACGGGTAACACTATTAAGTCAAAGAAATTACAACAATATGTCGTTGAATTCTTGGATGAGGGTTTAAAATACTTGTTAAATGGTGATGGTCTTTCTTTTGTGGAATTATACTACGATTATGTGGAAAAGATTTACAATAAGGAAATCCCGTTATCAAAGATTGCTAATAAAGCTCGTGTTAAACAATCAATTGATGAGTATAAGAAGTATGTAAAGAAAACCACAAAGTCAGGTTCTCTTATGTCAAGACAAGCTCATATGGAATTAATTGTGATGAGTGATTATCCTGCGGGTCTTGGTGATACAATTTACTATGTGAATAATGGTGAAAAGAAATCATCGGGTGACGTACAGAAAATTACAAAACCAACGAAGAAACAACAAGAAGAATTCTTAGCTAAACATGGTGTTCAAATGCCTGATGGTTTTATTGAGGTTAATTGTTATATGATTGACGAAAAGGAGATTACAAATAATCCCGATTTATTGGGTGATTACAATGTTCCTCGTTATTTAACAAACTTTAATAAACGTGTGGAACCGTTGTTAGTTGCGTTTAATCCAAACATTCGTGAGGATATTCTAATTGAGGACCCAAAGGATAGACAATACTTTACCAAGTTACAATGTGAACTTGTTAACGGTTATCCTCTTAAAGAAAGTGGTCAAGATAAGTTTGATGAGGTTATGACCTTATCGGATAGTGAAGTTGTCTTTTGGAATAAAGTAGGCCGTGACCCATTCTTTATGTATGTGGAGGATAGTTTAGAACTTGCTGACCAATATTGGGTAGACCACAATAGAAAGGTTTTACTTTTACAAGCGGCAAGTACTGTAAGTAATGAGGACGAAATTATCGGTAATACTGATACTGATGCCGTGTTACACGCAGTTGAAGTTTAGAATGTTGTGATTGGAGTTTGGAATGCTCTAAATTTCAATGACTTATTGAGATTTTCAGCCTCGGCACCTTTTCTTTCGAGAAGTTTGTCGGGGCGAAGTCTTTCAAGTCTTGCCATTAACTCTTCAACCAATTTAGATTTTTCATCTTTACCCTCTGTAAGTAATGAAGTGTAATCTAATTTTAATTCAGAATCAGGAACTTTAAGGTCTCCACTAAATTTACCCCAAATTCTACCCAAACCTTCTTTAGAATAAGCTATCAAATATTTTCTAACCCAGTTTTGTGCGGGTTGATTTAAGTCAGACCATTTTAATTCTTCTGTTTGAACATCTGAGGGTAATCTAATAATATCTTTATTTTTAGCAAGACATTCATCTCTATCTTTCGTATTTGTTTCATAATACCAATACCAAACTTGGTAATTATTTGATTGTGTAGAACCAAAGTCAAATCTACCTCCCGGTACATTGTATAAGTGTACAATTTTAGTTCCTTCAGGACCCGCTGTAATTCTATAAGTTAAATCTCCACCAATCAATCTATTCTTGATACTTCTGTCTTGCATTCTCAATAAAAGGTCGTTAGCCGGCATCATAAAGTAAGAACCCGCAGAACCAATTTGTGCAAACCCGCCAATACCTCCAAAACCTACACCACCAATACCACCAAATCCACCTAAGAATGGGTCAATAATAGAATCTGTTAACTCAGCACGTGTAAACCATAATAACTCATTGATTTCACGACCCGCAGGTAAAATATATGTTTGTGTTCCACCTGAAACTGTAAAATAATCTTTTTTCAATTCACTATCACCACCTGTCTGTAATCCAACAATTTTAGAATATGCATGTGTAAATTGTGTTTCATAATCTAAACTTCTTGTTGTAAAAGCCCGTGCTAATGAAGCGGTATCTAAGTTTAATCCGGCAAGTGCCGACCATTGTGATTCGATTAACCAATCCGATACGTATTGTTCATATTCTGATAAAGATAATTCTAAAAAAGTATCCATCTGTTCTTGTGTTAGTTCAATACCACGAACAGGCATACCTAATAAATGAAACACTTGAGTGTATAACTTATCTTTTTCTTCGGTAGTAATAATTGATGATGCCATAATTGATTTATTCTTATAAATACTTTATATTTAAGATATGAACAAGATATTAATAGAACTTTTTGAAATTGGTGGTAGGTACAATTATCAATTCTCCTATAAAATGGGTGAGGGTGAGAATAGTGCAAGTGTTGATTTACAAGGTAAAAAGATTGAAGTCTTTATTGGGAACCCAAAAGATGAAAATTTAAATGAATTATTAAAAGGTGTTTTAAATGAATTAAAAGACTTCCTATTTAAATAAGTTGCTTTAATAAGTCTTTACCAAAAGTTTCAGAATATTCTCCGTCACCCATAACTTGGTCGATGACACCTTTTTTCTTCTGTAGAATATTATAGATAATTTTTTCGATAGTATTCTCAAATACGGGATAATAAACAAGTACACTATTTTTTTGTCCATATCTATACGCTCTATCTTCTCCTTGAGAATGGTCTGCCGGTACAAATGATAAGTCATTCATAATAACAACCTCAGCTGAAGTTAAAGTAATACCAACTCCGGCAGCTTTAATATTACCAATAAACACTTTTATTTTATCGTCATTTTGAAATCTATCAACGTTTTCTTGACGTTTATCTTTATTCATACGTCCATCAAGCGTTACCGAGTTCTTTTTATATTTTTCGTGTAACATATCTAATGTCATTGTAAAGTTAGTAAATATGATTACCTTTTTACCTTGTTCCAAACATTTATCAATCAACTCACAAGTGTAAGGAATCTTTTCATATGAAATTAATTGACGAATCTTCATTAAACGATTTAATGTAACGGTAATTGTTTCGTCATTCTTTTTGTCATTAGTAATACGTGCAAATTCTTCCAACTCCTCATCATACATTCTACTATTAAGTTCAACGAATACCGGCGTTACAATTTTTTCAGGTAAATCAAGAATGTCAGTTTTCATTCTTCTTAAAACAAGGTTTTTCGTTCGTTCACGAAGTTCATCCAAATTACTTGCACCATTCGTATTCCATACCTTACGATTACCGACCCTAAATTGATAACCGGCACAATATCTACGAACATATGATTGCCAATTCAACGTCAATGGAGACTCAACAATTTTTAATAAATTGTAATAGTTAATTGGTCTTGATGTCATTGGTGTACCGGTTAGTAACCACACCTTTGGAATCTGTTCAAGAACATCATTTAATAATCGTGTTCTGTTTGCCGTCGCGTTTGAAATGTAGTGTGCCTCATCTACGATTGCCAAGTCAAAGCCGGCATTAACCAATAACTTATAGTCGTCACTATCTTTAGAATTATCTGTTGAGTGGTAGTTTTTAATGATATCATAGTTAATAATATAAAAGTCAAATGTCGAACCCCATTTACGTCCTTCGACAATTAGTACGCGTTTATCTGAATAGTTTTTAATCTCCCTATCCCAATTTATTTTTAATGAGGCGGGACATACAATCAAAATCTTTTTTGCTTCACTCTCAAGAGCACCAATAACCGCCGATGTTGTTTTACCAAGTCCCATATCATCAGCTAAAATAAATTTATTGTTTGCTAATAGTTTTTCAATTGCGATTTTTTGATGGTCCATTGGTGGACGAATATCGTATTTTGAATAATCAATTACACGATTCAGTTTTTTTTCTTCTTGCATAATTGCGGCCTTTGGTAACCACATTGCACTAAGTTGTTCTTTTTCAAATAACTTTCCCCAAATATGATATGCTTTGTCAGATTCACATAATAACTTTTCACACCATATGTTTTCCGGTATAGAAGGTAGTAATTTATCGTCAGCAAGTTTCTCACCAAACGTACTTACTATGTTAATATATTTTCTTGCAACCTTTGGGGTTACTGTATGATATTTTTGCACATATTCAGCTTGTGGTCTTGTAAGTTTAAAACTTTTAAGTTCTACAAATTTTTTCTTCCAATCTAATAATTGATTATTAGACCCTTCATATGTTAAAAGTATATTTCTTGCTTCTATTTCGGGAATCATTATTTCCATATTTAAATATAAATAATAAGAACCAAAAAATGTACTATTTATAAGGATATGGAAAACAAATTGCCAATCTCAAGATTAACAAAATTTCTTTCAAATGACGACTTTGATTTAAATATCCAAATGGGTACGGAGTATCTGCACGGTGATTTAAACATGAAGTTAGTCCTTTATCGTGTTGATAGGTCTAAAACCTCAATAGATAATGTATATGGTGAAGTTGGTAAAGACCAAATAAAATATTTTCCCCCTATGGAATTTAACGGATTGGTTAAAATAGACGCTCCGGCAAATAAAACATATAAAACGGGATTGGTAAGATTTAATGAACCGGGTAATATTACAATATCGGTTTATATCAAACATTTAGAAGAATTAGGTGTGGATATAAAGTATGGTGATTTCATTGGATATGCTGAGTCTGAGGATAGAGTTAGATATTATCAGGTTACTAATGACGGTAAAGTAGTTTCAGATGGAAAACATAGTATGTTTGGTTACAAACCATTCTACAGAACAATAACGTGTGCACCGGCACAAGAAACTGAATTTAGAGGAGTATAAAATGGCGACACCTAAACGAAAAAACGATATAAGTGTATACAATAGTAAAAGTGGTATGGATGGTCAAGGTGTGATTGCTCGTAGACAAGAACTATTGGATAGAATTACTAAATCAGATACAAACTTACCAGATTCTATTTTACATGATGATTTAGATATGGGTATGTTAGAGTTTATCAAAGAAAACTTTAAAATTGTTTCAGATGGTGAGATAATACCAATCATACCAAAAATATTAACAATACAAAGATGGGCTGAATTGGAAAATAATTGGGAATTTGTTGACGAAGATAGAAATATCAAATTACCATTTATCGCAATTATTAGACAACCTGATGTTCAACCTGGTACTAATCCTGTAACACAAAGAACAATTCCTGATAGAGATACATTTTTTTATGCTTCTGTTCCAACATGGGACGGTACACAGGTAGGTGCTGACATATATAGGATACCACAACCGGTGGCGATTGACATCACATTTGAGGTCACAATTGTTTGTACTAAGTTTAGGGAATTAAATAAATTTAATCAAAAGGTTTTACAAAAATTTTCATCTAGACAAGCTTATACAACAGTTAAAGGACACTATATTCCAATAGTTTTAGATACGGTAAGTGATAATACACCGTTGGACACAATGGATGGTCGTAGATATTATGTACAAAATTATAAATTCACAATGTTAGGTTTTTTAATTGATAGTGATGATTTTGAAATAAAACCAGCAATTAGTAGATTATTTTTAATGAATGAATTTGCAAAAGAGGGTGCACCGAGAAAAAAATATTTAAATAAGGCAGTTGATATAACGTTAGCCTCATTTACTGCTGATGGTATGCAAACTTCATTTAGTGTAGGTGAAAGTATTGGAATATTATTTGGGGTTCAAATTAATGGTCTTACCCAAGAAAGAGATGTAGATTATTTTCATATTGCTTACACATCAAAAATAACATTTCCAACACCACCTTTAGATGGCAGTACAATAACAATTTCATACTATAAAGGTAGAAACAATGTTATTGTTGATAATTATGGTAAAATATTACAAGTATCTAATGAATATTTCACATACGATGGGTCTAATCTTTCATTTACCACATTAAATCAAATTAATAGTGTTGTTTCTGTTGATATAAATGGTTTGATTGAAGAGGAGGGTGGGGGATTTGTAATTTCTGAAAGTAATGAAATAACGTTGACGGGAGCACCTTATATTGGTTCAGTTATTGGTGTTACGTACTTGTTTTAAGAATCACCATATATATCTTTCTTTTTTGGTTTACATTGGTCATCAATCCACTTTTCAATAACTTTATAAATTTTTAATCCGTTTTTTTCACAATGAGTTTTTAACATCTCATGGTGTTTTTCACTGATTTTTACATTTTTTGATTTGTTTTCTTCCATAAAAGATAAATAAAGATAAAAAAAGATAATTTACTATCTTTTATGTGAAAAGTATCGAAATCTTTGGTAAAAACAAAGATATTTATAATAAAACTAATAAAAAAAATTTAACCAAACATTAAACAATGGCAAATTCAAACAGAGTATTTGTTTCTCCCGGTGTATACACATCCGAGAAAGACTTAACATTCGTAGCTCAAAGTGTCGGAGTAACCACATTGGGATTAGTTGGTGAGACCTTAAAGGGTCCCGCTTTTGAACCAATTTTAATAGGTAACTTCGATGAATTCAAAACATATTTTGGTGGCACATCCCCTGAAAAGGACACCGCCAACAATCCAAAATATGAGTTACCTTACGTAGCAAAATCTTATTTACAAGAGTCAAACCAATTATTCGTAACAAGAGTATTAGGTTTAACTGGATATAAACCTTATAAAACCTTTGGTGTAAAGACTATTGGTGGTGTGATTGTTGATACAGTTACAACTCCATCTTCAGGAACTACGGTAATGTCTGCAACAACTGCAACAATTACGGGAGCAACTTACTATGGTGAATTATCAGGTAAAACGGCATCTGATGGGATAACTTCAGTAACCAACTATATTGTACAAAACTATAGTGGTTTTACGGGTAGTACCGGCTCATATTTTACAATCGGTCTTTTACCAAGTTCGGCAACTGCAGGTTTAACAGGCACAACTTTAACATCACCTGTTTCATTAAACAACACAAAAGATTGGTATAACGTTTATTACAATCTTACAGGTGCAACTATGAGTACTGTTGATGGTGTTTATTCTTACGTATTCGTTTGGAATTCGACGGGAAATACTTTCAACGTAACAAGATACAAATATAGTGCAGAATTAAATACTGATTATAATAATGTAACAGTTGCGGCTTTACGTTCAAGAGGTCGCTATGTTGCGGAAAAATTAACATTAGAAGTAACGGGTAACACAAGTTTCTCAGTGTCTAATGTTTCAGGTGGTAATGTTGGGACAAATCCATTAGGTGAGTTCTTAATTAACACAACAGGAATAACGAGTGGTTCTAAAGAATTTACTGTTTCATTGGATACCACATCACCAAAATATATTACTAAAGTTTTAGGAACGGGGGTATTTGATAAATCATATTCGGATTTCCCGTTATACGTTCATGAAGTATATCCTAATTTATTAGCTAAAGCATACCAAAAAGGTTATATCCTTGGATTGAGTTTAGATGAAGCTTATGAATTAGATGGAAATAATTTCTTAACTCAATGGGATACACCAGCATCTCCAATGGTAGTTTCTGAAGTTCGCGGTGGAGCGGTTTCTGATTTGTTTCAAGTTATTACAATATCGGACGGTGAAGGTGCTAACAACCAAGTAAAAATATCAATCATTAATATCGATTTAGATACCACAGAATTTGATTTAGTAGTACGCGATTTTAACGATACAGACGATAATCAAGTGGCTATTGAGAAATTCTCAAGATGTTCAATGAATCCTGATTCAGTTGGTTACATTGGTAGAAAAGTTGGTACTTCAGATGGTGAATTTGAATTACGTTCAAAATATATCATGTTATCAATGGCGGATAATCATCCAAGTGATGCAATACCTGCAGGTTTTAAAGGATTTACATCAAACACTTCATTCTCTGGTACAACATTAGGTAGTGCATTATTCAAGACTGTATACTACAGTGCTGGTGATGTTACAGGATATGAATCTGATGGAACACCAATTACTTCTAGCGGAGATAAAGTTAAGAAAGTTTCTTTAGGACTTTCTTCACAATTTGGTTACGATAATGACTTATTAAAATATAAAGGTATATCTGCAGCAGGAGTAACTTACGGTTTTCACTTGTCTTCACAAGCGGCAACAATAACAGGTTCAACACCTTCAGGTTATGCTTATCAATCAACACCATATAATTTAGAAGGTACCAATAAAGGATTATTATCAAACATTAACTACCGTAAATTTACATTTGCAGTGGCGGGTGGTTTTGATGGTTGGGATATATACAGAACTATTAGAACTAATAATGACAACTACGTATTTGGTAAAGCAATTTATGTAAGTGGTCATACTACAGGTTCAAAAGATGGTGTGTTTAGTTCAACAGTTGGTAATTCAGATTATTACGCATACTTACAAGGTATCGAGACATTTGCAAACCCTGAAGCGGTTGATATTAACGTATTCGCAACTCCAGGTATTAACTTCTACGACCACAGTTCATTAGTTTCTCAAGCAATTGATATGGTTGAGAATGAAAGAGCGGATTCATTATACGTAATAAATTCACCTAATGTAACAGGTGCAACGGCATCTGATGACGTGGTTGAATATCTTGATAACTTATCAATCGATTCTAACTACTCAGCAACTTATTGGCCTTGGATTCAAGTGAGAGACACAGATAATGCAACTCAACTTTATATCCCACCAACAGGTGAAGTTTTAAAGAACATTGCGTTAACTGATAACGTAGCGTATCCTTGGTTCGCACCGGCAGGTTATTCAAGAGGTTTGGTAAATGCAATCAAAGCAACTAAAAAATTAACTCTTGACGAAAGAGATACTCTATACAAAAATAGAATTAACCCAATCGCAACATTTGCCGATACAGGTACTATTGTTTGGGGTAACAAAACTCTTCAAGTTAAAGAATCTGCTTTAGATAGAATCAACGTAAGAAGATTATTATTAAGAGCAAGAAAATTAATTTCAGCAGTTGCAGTTAGATTACTATTCGAACAAAATGACGAACAAGTAAGAAATGAATTCTTAAGATTAGTTAACCCTATCTTAGAATCAATTAAGAAAGAAAGAGGATTAAATGAATTTAGAGTTGTTGTATCTAATGACCCTGAGGACATTGATGCAAACACTTTAAGAGGTAAGATTTATATCAAACCTACAAGAGCTCTTGAATTTATTGATTTGGAATTCATAATTACTCCAACAGGAGCATCATTCGAGAATATCTAATATGAATTAAAGGGAATTTGGGGGTACGATGGTATCCCCATTTTTTTGCCCGGTATAAACTGGAACTAGTAATACTGGTATTTATATTAATAAGCTTTATTATTATTAATTTTCTAGTAAAATAAAAGAAATTAAGTTATACTGGAACTGGTAATACTGGGTGTTTGTAAAAAACTAAACAAAAAAAATGACAAAGTCAAATATTATTAAAAAATAAATGACTTTTTTTAAAAGTGTATATTTATAAGAAGTAAAATAACAAAATAATATAACAAATACAAAATGGCAGATTTACTAATGAAAATGCCGGTTCCATTTGAACCGAAAAGACAAAATAGATTTATTCTACGATTCCCGTCATCTATGGGTATCAACGAATGGTATGTAACATCAACTAAAAGACCTTCAGCAAAAATTACATCAACCGAAATTCCTTTTTTAAATACATCAACATATGTTGCCGGTAGATTTACTTGGGATGATATGACGGTTACATTTAAGGACCCAATTGGACCTTCAGCTTCACAAGCTTTGATGGAATGGTTCCGTTTACACGCAGAATCGGTAACTGGTCGTATGGGATACGCTGCAGGATACAAAAAAGATATTGAATTAGAAATGTTAGACCCAACAGGTGTTGTTGTAGAGAAATGGATTATCCAAGGAACATTTTTAACAAGTTTAGATTTTGGAGCATTGGATTATAGTCAAGATGCAATTGCTACAATTACTTGTGGATTAAGAATGGATAGATGTATCCAAGTTTATTAATATTTTTTTAATTAAACATATATTACCGGAAACCAACTTAGTAAATCTGTCTATTGGTTTCCGGTTTTATTTTATAAAAACTTTACTTTTAACTAATTATTACATAAATTAGTTTCTATGGAAGAATTTAGAATTGACCCAAGTATATCATACGATGTGGTAGAGTTACCAAGTAAAGGTATCTATTACAAAAATAAAAAAAAATCAGTTAGAGTTTCATATTTAACGGCCTCAGATGAAAATATCCTTTCTTCATCATCATTGATTAATTCAGGTGGAGTTATTGAGGAATTACTTAAAAGAAAAATTTTAGACAGGGATTTACCAATTGATGAAATTATTGAGGAGGATAGACAGGCAATTTTAGTTTTTTTAAGAAATACCGCATTTGGTAGTGATTATAATGTTATAGTTATAGACCAAAAGACAAATGAAGAATTTGTCACTAAGGTTGATTTAAGTACATTAAAAGTAAAAGATTTTACATTAACTGAAGATTCTAACGGAGAATATTCATTTAAAATGGAAAAAAGTAAGGTAGATATTACTTTTTCATTTTTAACACTAAAACAAGAAAAGGAAATTGATGAAATTAAAAAAAGTTGGAATGGTATTGGTGTTCCACCAATTGTAACCAAACAACTTGAATTTATGATAAAATCAATCGGCGGAAATAGAGATATTATGAATATTAGAAATTTTATCGAAACTATGCCGATAAAAGATTCACAAGATTTTAGAAAATTTATTAATGAAAATAAACCGGGGTTGGATTTAACCCAAAAAATTACAACCCCGTCAGGAGACATAGTCCAAATTGAAATTGGATTCGGGGTTGAGTTTTTTCGACCTTTCTACGGAATATAAAAAAAATCAATTAGACGAAATATTATTTTTAATCAAAAGAGGGTTCTCTTATGGTGATATTTTTACTATGCCCACCTTTATTCGAAAGTATTATGTCAACTATATGATAGAATTAGAATCAGAAAATAAATAAACGTTCTATTTATATGTATGGCAGATGATAGAAAACTACAAGACTTAGCTAGAAACAATCCAAATAAGTTTGAAGAATACTACAAACAAAATGTAGATAAAAACGCAAATGGTGCAACCATAGCTGGAAAACAGTCATATTATAAAAATTTAGATTTATCGAAAGTAAGGTCAAGTGGTTCATCCGACTCGTCCGATTATTCAGGTGGTCGTACTAGTACCGATATCGGTGGTGGTTTATTAGGTGGTGGTTTATTAGGCGGTGCGGTTGCTGCGGCAGGTAAAGTACTTGGTATAGGTAATGATGTAATAAAAGGTATTGCAAATTTATCGAATGAGGTCATAGAAAGTCAAATGGGTAAAGGAGGTGACAATTCCGCAATCTCAAAACTATTAGGTGTTGTAGGTGAATCGGGATTAAACCCAATCGATATGATAACGAAAGTTGCTAAATTAGCAAAACAAGAAGGTTTAGCTCAACTTAAACAAGAATCAGAATTATTATCTGAAATTAATACTAAAACTGGTATAAGTGGAGAATTATCTCAAGGATTAAGGGATGATATGATAAATGCACAAGTTCAGGCAGCAAGATACGGAATAACATTATCACAGATTGGTGAATTTTACACCAGTTTATCAGAAAAATCTGGAAAATTTTCTTTAATAAATAGAAAAACTATTGAGGAAGCAGCACCCGTGGCGGCTTCACTTGGAATGTCAATGTCAAGTCTCGCCGAAACTATTGGTGAATTTGAGAATGTTGGTATCGGTGCTAAAGAAACTATTAAAACGGTTGGAGAAGCGGCAACAAAGGCGGTTTCATTGGGATTAAATGCTAAAACAATTGCAACACAAATGAGTGCCAGTATAAAAGACCTTAATAGTTATGGTTTTCAAAATGGTGTAAAAGGTCTCGAAAGAATGGTTCAAAAATCTGTTGAGTTTAAACTTAGCATGAGTAGTGTCTTAAAAATAGCTGATGAAGTTATGGACCCATCAAAGGCAATTGATTTAGCTGCTAATTTACAAGTGTTAGGTGGTGCCATAGGAAGTTTTGGTGACCCATTAAAAATGATGTATGAGGCAACGAATAATGTTGAGGGTTTACAAGATTCATTAATAGGTGCAGCTAGTTCATTGGCGACATATAATCAAGAACAGGGTAGATTTGAAATTACCGGAATTAATTTAAGAAGAGCTCGAGAGATGTCCAAAGCATTGAACGTGGATATGGGTGAATTGACTAAAACTGCGATTGCTTCACAGGAAAGATTACAAGCATCAACCGCATTAATGTCAAGAGGTCTTCAAATGGATGACAAAGAGAAAGAGTTCTTAATTAACTTAGGTAGGATGCAAGGTGGGGAAATGAAAATTGTTATACCTGAAAGTTTACAGAAAAAATTTGGAGACCAAACAGAAATTTCAATGAGTAAATTAACTGAGGCTCAAAAAGCAACTTTATTAGAAAATAAAAAAGTTTTTGAAGAAATGAATCCACAAAAAATGGCGATGGCACAACTTACGGAGACACAACAAATGTCACGAGGTATCGATGTAGTTGCATCTTATTTTAGGGTTTTAGCTACACGAGATTTAAAAAATACGGCAGAAAATAAACTTGGAGACGAGGCAAAAGCAATGAGAATTGCGGTTGAAAAATATTCGGAAGGATTGAAGATAGGTCCAGACGAGTCGAAAAAAACAAAAAGTAATACAAGTACATCAACTACGATGGGTATTATTAGTGAAAATGCAAATGATTTAACTAAAAAATTAATTGAGGTTTACGATAATTTTAATAAGATAGGTGTAAATACTACCCAAAAAATCGATAAAAATGTTAACCTTACAATTAACAGTAATAATCAGGGGGACGCTCTTAGAAGACAAATGGAACAAAATTCGTCAGTGGTGGCGGAAATTAAGAATTTAACAACATCAGATGACCGTAAATACGTTTAATTAAAATAAAATAATCTCTATTTATTAGAAAACAAACATAGATGCCAAGTTACTTAGATTTCGATTCAACAAAAAAATTTAGAGATTTTATATTAGGTAAGACCTTAAATCAACCTAATACACCCGATACGTATCAGAATTTGAATAGTTTTTCAAATTCCAATCCCGGAGATGTTGAATCTAATGTTAGTACAAATCGTGCAGACCAAATTAAAAGTTATTCGGGAATTAACACATATAAACCAAGTTCAGGTACATATGATGATATTGTTGAAGACACAAGAGTTTTAAGTAATAGTTTGGACGGGTTAAAATTATATCCATATTTTAATACGGCAACACCCGAATACAATTTAGTTGGTATATATAATACATCTAATTACGAAACCGAATCTAAACTTTTTAAATTTGCGGCCGATTACCTTAAAAATGGAAAAGAAGGACCGATACAGTCAAGAATTACAAGAAATGTTGAAAAAGCAACGGTTGGAAGAGTAAGATTATTAGATGCATTAAATGGTAATACAACCACCGCAATCAATTTATTGACAGGTAGAGAACCTCTTGTTGATTTTAATAATAGTATTACGGTGGCAAAAACATTACCCGGAAAAGCTATTGATTTTTTACAAAGTGTCGCTGGTTTAACATTTCCATTTAGTGAGATACCTGGCGATTATTTAAGTAACCCATTAAGAGAACCCACTGGAGTAAGACCTGAAGCGTCAACACAAGTTGGTAAGTTACTTCAAGATGTTACCGGTGTTTTAGGTTCTATGGTTGGTATTGAAAGAAGACCTACATCATCAAGAAAACCTTCAGATTTATTAATTGAATATATGGGTCAAGGACCAAAACAAAGTTTGTTTAATTCTTTGTCTTTTTCAAAATATGCACCAAATTATACAACAACTGCTCGTTCACAAAATAGCTCTAAAATTTTTAATTTTATAGATAATGCGGCACAAGGTGTGAGAAATGTATTAGGTATTGAAGCACCTTCAGGTATTGCATACATTGGTGACGATAGGGGGAATGACGTTAAGTTTGCGATGAATGACTTTAATGATAGACCCGTTAGAAGTAGCTATTACTTATCGTTAATGTTTGACCAAATATCCACCGATTTATTTCATAAAAATAAAAATATAACCGAGGGTGGTTCTTTAGGTGGTAACTTAACATGGATTAGTAAAAATTCAAAAAACAAATTAGGTGCCAATAATGCCGAATATGCAAGTTCCGAACAAACTAAACTTGAAGACACACTTTCAACAAGATTTGGTTTTAGAGACGATTCAATTTTAGGTGAAACACAAAGAATATTAGATTCACTACCATCGGATGGTGGAGCATCTCGGTCACATGTTGCAAATGTTATCGACCAAACAAGTAGATTGTTTATGGATGGTGATGTTAAAATTTCAAGAGGTTCTGCAATTAAGTATACCGACAAATATAATAGTGAAGAGGCGGGTGTGGAATATTGTAGAGTGTGGACAAAAGATAGGTCCTATATGAACCTTTCTGATACAATGAAAAAAACGGGAAACATTAGAAAATTTGATTCTAGTGTTATGGGTGGAGCTAGTAGACCTTGGAACCTTAATATGGCACCAATGTCAAATGGTAATAACTCATTTGATGGGTCAACGAATATATTTGATGGATATGAATATGGTGGTGGTTATTATGCTAAAAAATATATGTTTTCTATTGAAAACTTAGTATGGAAAACATCCAATAGGGATGGGTTTAGAGTTTCCGATTTACCCGCGTGTGAAAGAGGGCCAAACGGTGGTCGTGTAATGTGGTTTCCACCATACGATTTAAAAATTAGTGAACAGAATAGTGCTAAGTGGGAGGATAATAATTTTTTAGGTCGTCCCGAACCAATATATACTTATCAAAATACATCAAGAAGTGGTACGGTCTCATTTAAAGTAGTTGTTGACCACCCAAGTATTTTAAATGTGATGACACGTGATTTATTCAAAGGTATGACTGACGAAGAATCTGATAATTACATTAATGCATTTTTTGCGGGTTGTAAAGATATGGATTTTTATGAGTTAATGCAAACGTATATAACATTAGACACAAACGATGTTACTTTAATTACTGATTATTTAAATGGTGGCGGAGTTGACCCACAAACTATTACAAAATTTAATTATGTTTCAAATCCACCGGTGGTTGAATCAAGACCACCTATTATTACGGAAACAAAAAATACACCAGTTAATTTTGAAACTAATTTATTTTTTAGAAATGATTATCCAAAATCGGGAAACACAAGTGGAACTGAAAGTTCACAATCGTTTAAATCACTTTATGATGAATATATTAAAAGAAAGACAGTTTATCCTGGTGAATTAAAAACCGATTTAGAAGATATTTTAATTGGTTCTTATTCAGGTAAAACAGGTGAGACGGATAGAAAAACAATTTTTGGTGAACCTAATCCATTAAACGGATTGACTGGTTCAATAAAAACCGATAAGGTAAACCAAATTATTTCTGTACAAACAGGTAAAACGATAGATGGTTTTACAAAATTAGAAACTGGATACGGTCAATTTAATACGCAGATTGAAACATTAAAAACCGACATAAAAGAAGGTTCAGTGAGTGAAATTACATTAACAGTTAAGACCACCACATCTGAAGTTGCTGAAGATGTATATAACTTTTATTTAGGAGTTAGAAGGGGTTATAGTATTGTTTCTGATTTTATGGGTAAATTGGCTGAAACAAAAACACCGAACTTAAGTAAAAAATGGTTTACAAAAGAACAATTAGACCAGTTTAAAAATTCAGGAACACCAGTAGAAAAACTATCTTTTAGTTTTTCCGAATTTGGATTTGAAAATGAAGGTACATTAAACATTGAGTTTCAAACAAATGGTGAAAAAGGTAATATACCAAATCCGGCAGGTGATGGTAATATTCAATGTAATACCACTATAACAACTAAAAAGGGTTTAAAAGTGACCGCACCTATTGCGTTTTTCTGTAGACAATCAAATGTAAAAATTAATTACACCAAGAAAGGTAAACCACAAAAAGAAGAGGTACCACCGGTAAACATACCTTCAGGAACATTTGAACCTGAAAAAACAGTTATACCGGGTACACCACCTAAAAAACCTTCAATAAATTTAATGCAGGATGTTATAATGAAATTACTATCCGAATGTTATTACTTTAAAAAATTAGAGGAGGATTCACCCATAGCATTTAAATCGTTAACGGAAAAATTAAAATATTTTCATCCAGCATTTCACTCAACAACACCTGAGGGGTTAAATGCACGTTTAACATTCTTACATCAATGTATTAGACCGGGTGATACTATACCAATAAAAGGTATTTCCGATAGTTCAGATTTGAATGCAAGAAATACCACATTTGGACCCCCACCTATTTGTGTTATGAGAATTGGTGATTTTTACCACTCAAAAATTATTATTAGAGATGTTAACATTTCATATGATGAAAATGTTTGGGATTTAAATCCTGAAGGTATAGGTGTACAACCTATGATAGCAACTGTTACATTACAAGTTACTTTTATTGGTGGTCAAGGTTTAGAAAAACCTGTGGAAAGATTACAAAATGCGTTATCTTCTAACTTTTTTGCTAATACCGAAATGTACGACCCAAGGTCAACCATAACTTCAACTATTAATGGTAAAAATGAAGAAGAATTCACAAAAGAATTTTTAGAAAAACTTACTAATTTTTTACCTAAAAAGAACAGTAGTGAAAATGATTCGGCAAAATCAAACGGAATTAAACAAGATATTTACATTGGTGAATTAAAAGACACTAAGTTATCCTATACAGGTCTAATAAATGCATTAAATTATAATGGTAAGGAATATGTTGAAAGATATAAATCAACATATAATAATATTATAGAAATCTATGGTAATAAAATAGGTGGTTTATTACTTTCACCAAAATATAGAAGTGTAAAAGATGTAAATGTTTACACACCATCGTTAATCACATTTGAAATGTTTGGACAATATCCAGCAAGTAAAGAATTATCACAATTGACAAGAATTTTTAAAACCGCAATAATTGCATCAATCACTTCTAATAACATTGGTGAAATAATAGGATTTAATGATGTATTACCAACCAAAATACATTCAAATTCTGAAACAATACTAAAACCATATATAAGTAAGTTCGTTATCGAAAGTATAGATAAATTTACTGAAATAACTTCATTAAAAGAATTAGAGGATAAGAGAAATGAGGTAATTGAAATTATTGACAAATTTAATTATATTATCACAAATACTGAAGATGGTAAAATTGTTAACCCAAATTATTCAGGTGTTACTTTAGATAGTTTTATTGTCTCCGATTTTTACAAGGAATATAGTCCAACAATTAATCACTTAACCAACAATCATTCAGTATTTACCGAGGATTTAGATATAACATCAATTGATTTTGAATCAACAACATCATATGATACATCCACTTTATCAGAATTATTGTCTATATTATTAAAAGATAAGAAGTTTACCGATTTTGTGACATTATATAAGGACCCAATTTTCCTACCATATCATGAAAAGATGAGAAATAAATTTGAAAAATTTGTAGCGACATTAAATAAGAAAAAGTTTAAAGATAAAAAATTCCCTGAAAGAACTAACACCAAGGAAGTTGAATATGTTATTGGAACACCTTCTGAAGTTACAGATAAAGTAACTTTAAAGAAAATACTTTCACCAAAAAATAAACTTGAAACCACATTAAATTTTTATAAACGATGAGTAGACAATATTATGATAGGTATGAGAATTTTATAACTGATGGTAGTTTTAGGATTGTACCGGGTATTGAAATACCAATAAAAGGTGGAGACAAGTATGTTCAATATAAAAAAGGTAAAGATAGGTTAGATAAATATTCACAAGAGTATTACAATTCACCTTTATATGGTTGGTTAATTTTACAAGCAAATCCATTATTAGGTGGTGTTGAATTTGAAATTCCAGATAATTCATACATTAGAATACCATTTCCATTAGTTACATCATTACAAGATTACAAAAGAAACATAGAAACGTATAACTTATATTATGGCGAACAATAAAATAAATGAAAACGAAAACATTTTAATTAAGGTTGACCAAAATAATTTAATCTATGTTGACCCCAATAGTGTCGTTATTAACGGTAATGTACAAGAAAGAACAATAAAACAGGAAAACTTAGTGATGTATGTAAACCTTGAAGCGGATTTAGTCCCAAGGTCAGTACTTACATCTGTTGGTAACGTAAATACATTAACAAAGGTTGCTGAAGGTACAGTCAACATGTTAAAACCCAATACCGTTAGTGGAGATTATGATTCAACATGGACAGATTCTTATTTTAATTTTAAACCAAGCTCACTAAATTCTGGTGACCAGTTTCAAAATGATTCAACATCACAATCATTTGGTATTGATAGTATCAACGTAAACATTAAGGGTGGTGGATTCATTCCACAAGTTGATATTAATTTTATTGACGTGAGAGGTAAAACATTATTTGAGTCTCCCGAGAATTCACCATATAAAGCGTTTTTTCATTTACCATGGCCAATATTTTATTTAACAATAAAAGGATTTTATGGTAAAGCGATAAGGTATCGTCTACATATGGTTAGTTTTAATTCAAAATATAATGAAAGTAATGGTAATTTTGACATTGCAACAAAATTTGTAGGTTCAACATATGCGTTTTTAAATGATATACCACTAAAGGGTATATTAAACGCACCATATATGTTTTTAACTGAAAGTGAGGTTCCTAAAAAATTTAATCAAAACACACAAAGATATGAAAAGACAATTAGTAGAACTTCAAAAGGATTTGTTCTTTTAAAATCAGTATATAGTGAGTATGTAAATAAAGGATATCTACCAAGTACTTTTATTGAAAAACCTAGAACACTAAGAGAAATTATAACCATTGCGGGTACTTTAGATAAGATTTTAGAACGAGAATTATTTGACCAAGTATTTGACCCCAAAATACTATCAGGTATAAAAGAATTTGAAAACAGAGTTAATACTTTTATTAATGAAGTAAAAGCTTGGGGTACAGTAAATTTAGATAAATTTTATTTTGAAAAAATAACAGACCCAAATGATTTATCAAAAAATAAATTATACTATTATTTAGGTAAAAACATAACAATTGATAGTGTAAAATCAAAAGATGAAAAATCTTCAGGTACATTACAATACATAATTCTTAATTCGATTGTAGAAATTTCTAAAATAAAATCATTTGCTGAAAATTTAAAAAATAAAACCGGTTCAAACTTTAAAAATATACCTTTATCGTTTAAAAATCAAATAGGTAACATTAATAAATACATTGATTTAAATGAATCTAAATATGGTATTGACATTGACACACTATTAGAAGACATTTATGTTATATTTAAAAGTTTCCAAGATGAGAAACAAAAAGTATATAATAAGATTGAGGAAAAAATGAATGAAATTTATCGAGATAAAGATAAAGGTCTTGGTTTTGACCCAACAATAAAAAATATATTTGGTGTATTAATGGCCAACGCCGATGTTTATATTAGATTATTAAAAGATGTACACACTAAATCGTTTGATTCATCTAAAGAGAGAGCAAAATTAATTGGTAATTTAAGTAAAGAATCGACAGGTGACGCCATTTATCCGTGGCCCGAAATAAAGAAAAAAACAGGTGACAAAAAAAATATATTGGCATATCCTGGTGACAAAGATTTACAATTTAAATTAAAAAGTTACGACCCAATTATTTGGCCTGAAATTGATTTTCTTGAAAATTATCACGCGGTTGCGACAAAAAGACAAGATACGCTCTCAAGTAAAGAGGGTGGAGCACACAACATAAGTTATGTATTTTCAAATGACCCCGAAAAAAATGAATTAACAAAAATATCTACCGCACTTAATTTATTTGATTACCCACCATATGTTTCAAGAACCATTCCAACCGTATTATATGAAATATGGGAACGGTCAAAATATGTAACATTATTTGATTCATTTAATAATGAAACAATTAAAGAATTGGCATTAAATGAGTTCAATAACTTACAAAATACTGTTAATGAAGACCCATATTTAAGTGATTTTTTAAGAAACATTACAACCGTAGATAAATTAACTGAACAAATGTTTGTAACATCGGCATTTGAAAAATATCCTTATTTTCAAGATGATTTACCAACCACTACTAATATACAAGATATTTTAAATAAACCTTTTAAAATTGAACAATTAAGTGGTTCAGAAAAAAATCAAGATTTTGACTCTAAATTTAAAAATTTACAAAAAAATCTAACAAAGTATAAAATTGAAGAATATAGAAAAAATATTTTTCCTTATAATTCAGATTTATATTTGTCTTATATTAATAGAACAGAATATGGATATGAAAATTTTGAATACAATGAATTATTAAAATTAGATACTACTGAGGGATTAGTTAGTTCAACCATGGTTGGTGAAAACTTTTGGGTAAATGGCGAATACAATAGAATAAATTTATTTTCACAAAACATTAAAATAGGAACTAATGAAAAAAGTGACAATATTTTAAATACCCCATATTTTCACAATCAATTATATAGTGATTTCCAAAAAACAAATAACTATGGGAAATATGTGGGTTCTGCATATCTTTTATTAAATTCATTACCGTTTTTTGAATTATCGGATAATGTTTTTGGTACAACAAAAATATCATCAATGTTTAAAGAAGTTGGTGCAACTCATAAAATACCGTATCATTTAATGGTTAAATGGGGTTCATTATATCACAGATATAAAACTTACTTAGTAGATGGGTATGATATTCTTACAGGATTCACAACATCTAATGTAACAAATCCATTAAATGGTAATACATTATTTTACGGGCCAACCTCAGGTACATATTATGCGTGGGACGCAAATGATTCTGGTTTAACAGATATACCATATAATGGTAAGGACATAGGTATACACCCATTCTATCAAAATATATTTAATCAAATTATTAACGGTTATGGAACGTATGAGGTTTCAAATGCTGCGTCTGATTATCAATCAAGAACTTTTGATGGTAGTTTAAAGTCAAGGTCAAGAACACACTTAGGTAAAAAATATTGGACATCACTTGTTGATAATTCAGAATATACTATTGCCGACCAATTTTACACACTTTTACCTTCTGATGGTAGTAATTTAGAACAATATTTTGAACCAAACAATGTAGCACAAGACATTCAACGAAATTTTAGAATCATTTGGCAAGATAGAGATACTAAAATTAATTATAGTGGGGTTACATTTCCATCTTACGGGGAATATTGTGTAAGTTATGATACAGGAAGAACTTATGATAATAAATTTATCATGACTGAAAATTATAGAAAAGTATTTGATTTAATATCAACATTTAGTCCACAAATATTGGATGAATTTGAGAAAATGTTTTTAGACTTTTCAAGTGATTTTGGTAATACACAAACAACTTATAGTCAATATTCTGAAATTAGACACACTAATTTTAAAAATTTATTAAAAGAAATTGTAACTATACCTAAAGAATCGGGAGATTCGAGTAATATTACCTTGTTAATTAATAAATTAAAATTCGAACAAGAAATAAAATTAAATAGTTTAACAATAGATATTTTACATTTACGTAATACTATAAAGTTAACAATGGGTAATCCAAAAGAAATTGACCCACATATTTGGGGTGGATTTGTTAATTTAAACAATTTTAATAGATTTACGTATAGTGAATATAATGGATTAGAGAATCAAAATTTAGTTAAATTATATGTTGGTGAAGAACCAACAGCTAATTGCTATAATAATTTCTTTAGTGTGAATAATGTGGAAATGAGTGAAGAGAATATTTTACAATTTAGACCACTTATACACATTTATGCTGGATATATTAAGGCGGGAGGAACTAATAATAGTGAATCTTTTAAAACATATATAAAGAATAATGTATTCATTAACACAACGAATGTTACGGATGTTGCATCGTCTACAAATAGACAATCAATATTCCTTCAAACATTATTAAAAGAATTCCCCAAATTAAAAACAAGTAAAGATGTTCAAAAAATAAAATTTGAACAAGGTTTCAATGAAGAACCAATTAAATTAGAACTTTATAACTTCTTTAAGTCATTTAATGATAAATGGGTTGCGGGTAATTCATTAGGTCAACGTTTATTAATAGAGGAATTCATGTTCTTAGATAAGAGAAATTCAGATATTGGAGATAAGTCATTTTTAGGATTAGATAGATTGTTACCATTAGATGATGAAAAAAATTCTAAACAAAATCTTTATAGTACAATATCAATGTTAATACAAGGTACGGGTTTTGATATGAGACCTATGCCGGCTTATGTTAATTTTTACGGAACAAATTATAATAATAAGAGTAAAGTTACCTCGTCTAAAGTTACCGCAAATAATTTATTTGGAACATTTTTAGATGTAGATTATCAAGATTCATCACCAAAAATTGTACTTCAATATACGGGACCAACTTCAAAATACACCGACATGAGTGAAGTTAGTAGAGATAAATTTAAATTTAGAGACGATAGTTTTTACATTGGTAGTACAGTGGACAATCCAATTATTATAGATAATGGAAGTATTAACAGACGTGAGGATTTATTTAAATCAAATAAAGTGGTTGCTTTTGAAGTTAGTATTGGAGACCAAAATCAAAATATTTTTAAAAGTGTAGAACTTAACCAATCATCTTTAAAGAACACCACCGAATCCTTTTTAGTACAAGAAAATTTGGGTAAGTCAGAAAGCGGTTCGGCAACTCATCAAGTGGATATAGGTTTATTCGACATATATAGACAATCATCATATAGTTGTACTGTTAGTATGATGGGAAATGTAATGATACAACCGACTATGTATTTTTACTTAAAAAATGTTCCTATGTTTAAAGGGTCATATTGGATTACTGAAGTGTCGCATAGTATCAAAAATAATACTGTCAATACTACTTTTACAGGAGTTAGAATACCTAACACTTCATTACCTGACCCTAAAGAATCTTTTATGGCAAGTTATCGGGTATTGTTTGATAAATTAACAAATAAGGCGATTGCAAAACAAAAAGAACAAGATTTACAAATTACAGGACTAACTAAAAATGAAACAGTAGTAACAACACCAAAAGGTGACTATACAATTGATATGGGTGCTGATGCCAAAAAGATTCCAAATGAAACAATTGTAAATGAGGCTGGTATGACTGAATATGGTGTAAGATACAATGGTTTTAGTGGTGAAAAATATATTCAAAAAGTTACGTACAATGGAGAAACATATTTAAGAGGTATTGTAACAATTATGGATGGTAAAACATATAAGATAGATGACAACGTATCAATGGACGTTTTAAACTATACTCAAAATATTAACGTTTCAGGAACTACAGCTAACCCATCATATATTTTATGGAAAGACATTAAGAATAGTAAAAATTTATTTTATGGTATTCGATTTGACTTTGGAAATGTTCCATCAAAATATGCTGGCGATGTTATTTTAAAAACACCAATCACTTTTTATAATCCAAAAAACTTAAAAAACCCAATAACTGTTGGTGGTAAATTTAGTGATGGACAAACAGTTACACCTTTAAATATTGAGGGTGGTATTATAAATGGACCTAATGTGAATGGATATGGTGTAGCACTATCAAAACAATTGGCGTTATCTTTAAAGTTAGATGATGGAGATGTTGTCTTTTTTACACCAATAACCTAAACTATTATAATTTTGTTGATATTTATAATAAAAATGTTATGAATAATTCAAGAATTAACAACGCAATGGACCAATTCTTAACTCCAAAACAAGTTAGAAACTTATCTAATGATGGAATGGAAAGGGAAGAGTGTGATATGGTAACAGGAGAATGTTATACTATCAGAGAAAAAGACGGAATAGTCGAAAGAATAAATAAAAAATATATTACCAATGACGGTAGACAATTATTACAAGATTAAGCCATGTTAGAAACACAACTACAAGAAGAACTAAATCGTTATAATGCGATTAACAAATACGCTAAGAAAATGATAATGGAGCAAGAAGCACCATTACCACCGGCAGACCCATCATTAGACGCTGCGGCACCGATGGACCCAGCAATGGGTGGAGCACCTACTGATGTACCTCCAATGGATGCGGCGGCACCTGCACCAATGGATGCACCTGCAGACATGGCAATGGGTGATACCGAAGAAATCGATATTACAGATTTAGTTAATATGACTAAGAGTCTTAAAAAAGATATTGAAGGTACACAAAATGACCACTCAACTGTTATTGGTAAGATGGATGATGTTTTCACAAAACTTGATGATTTGGCATCTAAATTATCTGAGATGGATAACTTAGTTCAAAAGATAGAACAATTAGGTACTGAGGTAAAACAAATGAAACCTGAAACACCACAAGAAAGATTGGAAATGCGTTCATTAGATTCATATCCTTTTAATCAAAAACCAACTGATTTCTTTTCACAAAAACAAGAAGAAATGAGAGCAAGTGGTAAAAACGAATACGTTTTAACTAAAGACGAGGTAAATGATTTTACACCAGAAACACTAAGAGATACGTTTAACGATACAGGAGAAGAAGAAAATGAAAATGAATTTAAATTCTAATGTAAATTTCCTTATAGGATTACATACTCAATTAAAAATATTTCATTGGCAAACTAAAGGTTTTTCAAGACACAACGCTTTTGCAGAAACAAGAGATACGTTGGAAGATTTGATGGATGAATTTGTTGAACAAGCAATGGGTCAGTACGGTAGATTTCAATTAGATGAAGAAACAAATACAATTGAATTAGTAAATATTGGTGATGTAAAACCCGAAGAGATGTTAGAAACCGTGTGTAAATCTTTTGTTCAATGGACTGATAGTATCGATGAAAAAGATACAAATCTTTTAAATTTACGAGATGAAATGCTTGGTTTATTCCAAAAATTAAAATATTTACTTACATTAAACAAATAAGAAAAAAAATAAAATAAAATGATATCAGGTTCAGCAGCAAGAATTGCATCAAATACGGCAACAAGTTCACTATCATATATTGATAGTTTAGTAACCGGAGCAACCGCTCAGGGTTTATACACAATAATGGTAGATGGAGCAAAAATTAATTCCGCCATGATAACAACACTTAAACAGTACGGTTATACGGTTACCGAATCTTTTGACACTATGGGGACGTACCCAAGATATACCATTAATTGGTAATTTGATTAAAAAAATTAATGTAAATAATTAAACCGAATTTCGTAATTCGGTTTTTTTTATGTATATTTGTTCTATAACTAAAAACATATATTATTATGTCTACATTTGATGCAGTACTGGCTCAGTACGAAAAAAACAAGAACGCCACAAGTGGTAACGCAAATCGAGTGTCCTCAGAGGACCGCATGAAGAAGTATTTCACTACCGTATTACCGAAAGGTTCTAAAGGTGAGGAAAAACGTATTCGTATTCTACCTACAAAAGATGGTTCAACACCATTCGTTGAGGTATATTTCCACGAAGTTCAAGTGGATGGAAAATGGGTAAAATTATTTGACCCAAAACAAGAAGGAAAACGTTCTCCATTAAACGAGATTCATGATGAATTAATGATGACAGGTGTTGAGTCTGACCGTGAGTTGGCTCGTCAATATCGTTCTCGTAAATTCTACATTGTAAAAGTTATCGACCGTGATAATGAAAACGATGGTGTTAAGTTTTGGAGATTTAAGCACAATGCAAAAGGAGATGGTATCTTGGATAAAATTATCCCTATCTTCCGTAATAAAGGTGACATCACAAATGTTGCTGATGGTCGTGACTTAATTTTATCATTAACATTGGCTAAGTCAGGTAATGGTAAAGAGTACACAACAATCAATTCAGTAATTCCTGAAGATAAAGGACCTTTACATACAGATGAGAACATCGGTAGCACATGGGCAAATGACGAATTAACTTGGTCTGATGTTTATTCTAAGAAAGGTGAAGACTACTTAGAGATGGTTGCAAACGGTGAAGTTCCACGTTGGGATTCTAACTTGAGTAAATGGGTATCTAATTCATCAGGTGAAGAAACAATGGGTCAAGCACCTCAAGCTCCATCAGCACCTTCGGCACCTGCTAAGGCTCCCGTAATTGAGGACCCACAAGCAGATGAAGAGGTTGACGAAGAATTACCATTCTAATATCACGGGGTGGTGAAACATCCACCCCATTTTAAAAACAAAATACATGGGAATTAAAAAACAAGATTTTTCAAGCATGTCGAGTGTTGTAGACAAATACTCAACTAAGACTACTTATAAGGCCGATAGGTTCTTGGATTTAGGTGATGCTTTCTTGGATGCAACGGGTATTCCGGGTCCCGCCATTGGTCATATCAATATGTTGTTAGGACATTCTGATACCGGAAAGACAACCGCACTATTAGGTGCTGCTGCAGATGGTATTAAAAAAGGAATGTTACCTGTGTTTATTATCACAGAACAAAAGTTTGATTTTGAGCACGCAAGGATTATGGGTATTCCTGTTGAACAAGAAGTTGACCCTGAAACTGGTGAAGTAACTTATTCAGGTCCTTACATTTTTAAGAACGATTTTGATTTTATCGAACAAATCACGGACTTTATGAATGAATTAATGGATGCACAAGATAAGGGTAACATTCCTTATGACTTGTTATTCCTTTGGGATTCTGTGGGTTCAGTACCTTGTAAGATGACATTTGAAGGTAAAGGTGGTAAACAACATAATGCGGCAGCTTTAGCTGACAAAATTGGTATGGGTATCAATCAACGTATTTCAGGTTCACGTCGTTCACAGAAACCTCATACAAACACATTGATTATTGTTAACCAACCTTGGGTTGAATTACCAGATAATATCTATGGACAACCAAAGATTAAGGCTAAAGGTGGTGAGGCGATTTATTTGAACTCAACATTGGTTTTCTTATTTGGTAATCAAAAGAATGCTGGTACAACTAAAATACCTATCACAAAAAACAAAAGAACTATTAGTGTGGCTACGAGAAGTAAAATCTCCGTAATGAAAAACCACGTTAATGGTATTGCATTTGCTGATGGTAAGATTATGGTTACACCACACGGATTCTTGAGAGCAAAAGAAACGGCTGAAGAAAAAATTTCACGTGAACAATATGTTAAAGATAATTTAGATTATATTAGCAAGTTGTTTGGTGAGAAGGTATCTGATTTAAAAGATATTAAATTCGAAGATGTTGCAGACGCAAATGATTCAGACGAAGAATAGTTTCACATTTTAAATTAAAACAAATGTCCGTTTTACTTGTCGATGGTGACAATTTATTAACAATCGGATTTTACGGGTGTAAGAATTTCTTTTTTAAGGGGAATCATATTGGGGGAATATATCATTTCCTCAATACCCTTAGAAGGTCTTTCGAAGAATATCACTTAGATAAGATTGTTGTATTTTGGGACGGACATGAAGGTTCATCATCACGCAGAAAAGTTTATCATCTCTATAAAGAAAATAGAAAAAGTAGACTTCGTAGTGAAGAAGAATTAAATTCATACAATTATCAAAGAGATAGAGTTAAACAATACCTTGAGGAGTTATTTGTTCGTCAAGGAGAGTACGAATTCTGTGAAACCGATGATTGTATTGCTTACTACACAAAGAATTCACCAGAGGAAAAGAAAATAGTCTATTCCTCAGATGGAGACTTAACTCAATTAGTTTCCGAAAATACAAAAATTTATAACCCATCACATCATAAGTTATATAGTGCTAACGACACTATCAAGTATCAACATGAAGATGTCTTAATTGAGAATGTAAAAATCATTAAGATGTTATGTGGTGACCCATCAGATAATATCTCAGGTATTAAAAATATGGGTATTAAAAGATTGATAACTCTCTTTCCCGAAGTACAAACAAAGAAATTATCTTTAGATGAAATAATTGAACAAGGTAATAACATCTTTGAACAAGACAAAAATAATAAACTAATAACAAATTTATTAACCGGCGTAACAAAACATGGTGTTTTCGGTGATGAGTTTTTTGAGATTAACAATAAAATTGTTAACTTAGATGAACCATTGTTAACAGAAGAAGCCAAAGAAAATATTTACGGATTAATAGAGGATAATCTTGACCCTGAGGGAAGGTCATATAAAAACACAATGAAGATGATGATTGAAGATGGGATGTTTACAGTCCTACCAAAATCAGATACGGCGTGGATAAATTTCTTAAATCCTTTCCTTAGATTGACAAGAAAAGAAAAAAATAAAAGAATTATTAAAATCAAAAACTATGAGTAACGAGCAATCAATTACTAAATTCGAATTCATTTTAACATTAGAAAAAAATATAGTATGTCAACGTTTTTTTAATGTGATGGAACACACCCCTAAATCACGTCGTTCATTAGACCTTTCTGACTATGTTAAAAATATTTGTGAGGAAATTTCGAATGATTTGAAAATAAAAACTTCCGATTACTTGTGTGAAAATCAGAATTTTTTTCAGTCTTCTGACTATGTGGAAGAAAATTCCGATAAGGATAAAGAACAATTTTTACTACAACTAAAGTTGGGTGAGGATGTATTTATTGAAAGGATATTTCCGGCACATTATTTTCACCCAAAAGTGAGATATACCGTTGATATTCGTCCGAAACTAAAGAGAATGTTGGGTAACCTTACTGACATATTATCATCTGAAGAATTGGAAACAACTTATTTAAATTACCAACTTTAATTAACTTTTTAAAAAATTATTATGGAAGAAAGAAATTTTGGACACCTAGGATTTTCCTTTCAACAATCGTTGTTAAAGGCGATTATTGAGGATAGAAAATATGGTGATACCATTATCGAAGTTTTGGAAACAAAGTTTTTTGATAACAATTCATTTAGATATATTATCGAAAATGTAAAAGAATTGTATTCATCTTATGGTAAGATTCCAAATTATGAAACAATATCTCAAAAAATCATGTCGGAAAGTGGGAATAAGGATTCAAACCGTATCCACATTGACACGTTAGAACAAATCAAAAACGATGACAAAGACACACACTTTGTAAAAGACAGAGCGTTGAACTTCTGTAAGCAACAAAATCTTAGAAAGGAATTAAAGAACGTTAACCACATTATTGAGAATGGTAACTTTGAAGAGTACCATAAAATTGAACAAATTATTCAAAAGGCATTACAAGTTGGTACTGATGATAATGATGTTGTTGATGTGTTTTATGATATTGATTCAGCATTAGAAAAAGATTTCAGATTACCAATTCCAACAGGTATCGTGGGTATCGATAACTTATTGAAAGGTGGGTTAGGACGTGGTGAATTGGGTATTATTTTAGCACCAACTGGTACAGGTAAGACAACCATTTTAACTAAGTTTGCAAACACCGCATTTAATAATGACTTCAATGTGTTACAAATCTTCTTTGAAGATAATCGTGATAACGTAAGAAGAAAACATTTTACCATTTGGACAAATGTTGAACCGGATGACCAACCTGAATATGCCGAGGAAGTAAAAGAAAAAGTACTTGAAGCTCAAGCTCGTTCTAAAGGTGTTTTGAAAATGATTAAGATGTCAAGTGATGACGCCACTATATCTAAGATTAAATCAAAAATCAGAAAACTAATGTCAGAAGGATTTGTACCTGATATGTTAATTTTAGATTATGTTGACTGTGTTAGTACAGATAATAGTATTAACGGTGAAGAATGGAAAGGTGAGGGTTCTGTAATGAGAAGTCTTGAATCTATGACAACTGAGTTTAACAT